CCCGTCGCCGGGGTTTCTAAACGGGCGTCTGAGCTGCCGCCGAGCGTAATCGGGCGATTCGGTAATTCCCACGCTAGAGGAAACGATGATGAGCACTGAAGCAAGTGAGGCTGTGCCGCACACGCCGTTAGCGGAGATATTCGCGAAGGGTGGTGGCAAAAGTACCGAGGCAACGGACTCTGCCAAGAGTCCGACGGGCGATAAAGACGCGAAAGCGACCACTGCGACGCCGGCAGTGCAGGCGACTGAGGTCAAGGCTGAGCCGGCGAAAGCCGCTGCTACGAAAGTAGAAGCCGATACCAGGGATCGCACTCGGGACGAGAAGGGCAGATTCAAGACGGAAGCGGAGGAGCAGGTTGCGGGCGCGCAGGCAGCATTGGTTGCTGAGCGCAAAAAGCGACAGGCTCTAGAGCGCCAGTTGCAGGAGCGGGACGCCAAACCCAAGAAGGACTTCTTTGAAGATCCTGAGGGTGCTCTAAACGAACGTGACCAGAAGCTACGATCTGAAGCGGACGAGCGGTTTTTCCTCATGTGCGAGGACGCCGCGAAAGACTCTCACAAGGACTACGACGCGATTGTGTCGGCGTTCTTGGAAGATGCCGAAGAAGATCGGACGCTAGCGGCTCGCACGTTCCCCGAAATGCGTAAGGCGCGCAATCCGGCTGAGTTCCTCTACAAGTCAGCAAAGCTGCACTCGGAAATGAAGGCGGTTGGCGGCGATCTCGGGAAGTACCGAGAGAGCGTCGAGACCCCGCTCAAAACCGAGCTGGCAGCGCGCGACGCGAAGATCAAGGAGCTCGAAGCCCAACTGTCACAGCTAGGCAAGGTGCCGTCATCGCTCACCACGGAGCAGTCATCCAGTCGGGCATCGGTAGAGGCTGACGAAGCCAACAACCCACCGCCAATGGACGACATTTTGAAACCACGTAAGCGACGGGCGTAGTTAGCCCGCCGTAGGAGTAGCTGCAATGGCAGAGTCAGCAGTTGTTGCAAACAACATCGTTAAGCGTTGGGAGAACAAGTTCTTCTCCGAGTACGTTCGTGACGGACGGTTCACGCCCTACATGGGCACCAACGAGTTCTCGATGATCCAGGTCAAGGAAGCCTTGAACGGCGAGACTGGCCGGGATTTGTCGATCACGCTCATCAATCGTTTGACCGGCGCCGCGACAACCGGCAAGTCGACGTTGAAGGGCAACGAGGAAGCGATGGATCAGAGAACCTTCGTGTTCTCGGTCGACCGCATCCGTCATGCGGTTCTGCATGATCGTTTGGACGAGGAATTCAGCGCTATCAACTTGGTGAAGGCCAAGGACGCGGTGCTGAAGGACTGGTTCAAGGAGAACATGAGGGATACTTTGATCTCGGCCCTTGGATCGATCTCGGTGGCTGGTGGTACGGCGGTTTCGTACGCCACGGCATCGGAAGCGCAGAAAGACGCTTGGCTAGTCGATAACGCGGATCGTGTGCTCTTTGGTGCGGCGGTTTCCAACAACGCGGCCAACGATCACTCGGCTTGCTTGTCGAACATCGACAACACCGCCGACAAGTTCACAGCCACCACGTTGAAGCTGATGAAGCGGCGCGCGAAGAACGCGAGTCCGAAGATTCGGCCGATCAAGGTGTCTGGGGATGAGGAATGGTACGTCGTATTCGCGGGGACCAACACGTTCCGCGACTTCTCGAACGACTCCACGGTTCAGCAGGCGAATCGAGAGGCTTGGCAGAGAGGTGAGGACAATCCGCTATTCACGGGCGGCGACCTCATTCTCGACGGCTGTATCGTGCGTGAGGTGCCGGACATCGGTGATATCACTGGCGTTGGCGCAGGCTCGATTGACGTGGGTCCGGTGTACATGTGCGGCGCGCAGGCGTTGGGCATTTGCTGGAAACAGCGGTCTAAGATGATTCAGGATATCGACGATTACGGCGCCAAGAAGGGTGCCGGCTTCGAGGAAATCCGCGACATCAAGAAGCTGTTGTTCGGCAAGGGCGCAGCGGATCGCGACGACCTTGTGCAGCACGGTGTTCACACGGGCTACTTCGCCTCAGTTGACGACGCTTGATAGGAGGATCACATGACAGTTGCACTACGAAGTGATCTCACCGAAAACGGCGTCAGTCAGGGGGACTTGATTCGTTATCTGCAAAACACGCGCGATCTCGTGAATGAGTTGCGTGCGGCGTTGGTGACAACGATGCAGGGTAACTACCCCGTTTCGACCGCAGGGCTTGCGATTGGCAGTACGGCTGACTTGGTGTCGAGCATTGCCTTCCAATTTTCCGTTGGAGGCATCGTTTACAACAAAGCGGCTTTGGCTGTCGGCACGGCTCCTGGCAACGATGTGATTCCGCAGAGCACGTTTGGTGCGTGCGCGTTTGACATCGGGGTTGATGGAACGGTTGACGCTGTGGAGGCTACGGCGAACGCAACGGGCTACGCGAGTGCGGTTCTTGCTGCTGCGGGAATTCCTGCGGCGGCTGCGGGCCATGCTCGTATGGGCTACGTGACGGCGACGAAATCGGATGGAGCGTTCACGTTCGACACGACGAACCTGGACGCGGCCAATACGACGGTTGCTTACACGCAGGGCACGACGTTGTTCGACGCACTCACGGCCGCGCTGACTGAATCGGCGCTCACGCTGGCTAAAGGATAGGAGACAACATGACGACTTTCACAGCTACGCGGGGCGCTTCGACGTTCCCGGTCTACAAGGGGCACGGGGCAGGGAATTTGCAGGCCGCTTACGGCCAGTACGCTCTGACCGTGAATCCGATCGCTGCCGATATCTACCAAATGTGCTGGCTTCCGGCCGGTGCGGTAGTGGTCGGTGGGCGATTGGTGGCTTCCGATCTCGATACCAACGGCACGGAGACGCTCGATCTCGATTTGGGTTGGGCGGCTAACGGGGGTACTGGGACTTACGACGCTCTTGACGCGGACGGTCTCGGCAACTTCGGGGTTTGGGTTGGCGATTTGTTCGCGGGTGGCAACACCTTCGGCATCGCCGGCAACGGCTTCGATCTCGCCGGGATTCTGGCTACGGGTATCTTCCCGTACTTTACCAAGCCGACATTGATTCAGCTCACTTGCGTTGCTACAGCAGCGACGCTAACGGGCGGATCGATTGCGGTTCGGGTGGATTACGTGGTCGACGAATCCCTCGCGGTCGCGGCTTAACGGCCATTAGGGGCGTCCTTCGGGGCGCCCTTTCTTTCTGGAGGTTGGGAAGTGAAATATCGCTATATCGGCCAGTGTGAGGCCGGGTTTGTGAAGTTTCAGCGTGTTGGCGGTGATGCGGTGGTCATGCGTGAAGGCGAGGCCGTCGAGGTTCCTACCTGGTTGGGCTTGAAACTCGCGAACAACAACCATTTCGAGGCCGTGGTAGAGCCGATCATTGAGTTCGGACCTGTTACTGGCATGGTCCGTGTCGACACTACCGTGATGACTATGGCCGAGCTCTCCGCTCCCAAGAAGCGTGGGCCGAAGCCAAAACCGAAGGTGACGAGTGACACCGGCAGCGCTTAAGCAAGCCGCGCTCGAGCGCATCGGTGTTGTGCCGGGTGGCAGCGACGCTCCGGCAGACGACGTAGCGGTGATGACGCGCAAATACACTGGCATCCACGCCCAGCTCGTGCAGAGAAAGATGGTGACGTGGGCGATCACCGAAGATTTGCCGGACGAGGCGCAAGAACCGTTGATCGCTATGCTCGCGTTCTCTGCGGCGGGTGAATATGGCGTGCCAGACCCACGGTATTCACGTCTACGGCTTGAGGGGTCATTGGACGACGAGCAGCCGTCACTAGCAGAGCGACAACTGCGCAAGGCACTCAAAGGTCCGGTGAATGTCTCGTCTCCGGCTAGGACCGAGTTCTACTAATGCGATTGCAGTTCGGGCTTGATGCTTTCGAGCATCGTAGTAAGTCGATTGCAGCGCAGCGCATCATCAATTGCTACCTAGAAAAAACTACCGAGAGTGCGGGGAATCCAATCGCCTTGGTTGGCTCGTACGGGGTAGACGATTTTGCAACGCCTGGAAGCGGGCCTTTGCGTGGTGGCGAGGTTATCAACGATGTAACTTACGTCGTTTCTGGCGTTGAGCTTTACAGCGTTTCGGCGACTGGAGTTTCGACGCTTCTTGGCACAATTCTAGGCTCCGATAAAGTCAGTATCGCTGGCGATGGTACTAACGTAGCGATTTGCTCAGAGGGCATTTTGTACGTTTGGGACGGGGCTACTGTTGCGGTTGCAACTACGCCATTCCCGTTCGAGATGATCGAGTACATTTCGACGTACTTTGTCGGGATTAGCGATGGGCAGGTGTACGTCTCAGACTCTCTAGATCCTTCGGTTTGGAATGCGCTCGATTTCATTACTGCGGAAGCCTCCCCTGACGATATCGTGGGGATCATTGTTGAGAAGGGCGAGCTGTTCTGCGGTGGTCACGACACGATTCAAGCGTTCTACGTTTCTGACAGCGACGTTCCTCTTGATCGTTCGCAGAACGGCATTGCTGAGATCGGGCTACTTGCTAAGCACGGCTTCGCGAAGATCGATAACAGCGTATTTTTCCCGGCGACCGACTTCACGGTGCGTCGATTGGACGGCTACTTGCCGGTGCCGATTTCCACTCCGGCTATCTCTCAGGCCATCGAGGACTTGACCGCTGACGAGAAAGCCGACTTGCACGGTATGTGTTGGTCTGAGTCGGGCCACAATTTCTACGGATTGACTTCGGCGCACTGGACGTTTGTTTACGACGCCTCGACGCAGTTGTGGCACCAGCGCAAGAGTCACGGATTTGCGTTCTGGCGTCCGCTGTTCGTTCTGACGGCGAATAAGCGAGTGCTGGTTGGGGATCGACTGAGCAACAAACTCGGATCGCTATCGGCCTCGGTCTACACCGAGTGGGGCGATCCAATGGTTGCGCTCGGAACGTGCAACGCGCCAGAGCCTGACGGTCGACCGATGTTCGCGCCAAGCCTCGAGCTCGCGTTCGATCGTGGCGAGGGGCTTGCTACGGGACAAGGATCGAATCCGCAGGTGATGATGCGGCAATCGTTCGACGGCGGAAAGACCTGGACGCAAGAGCGCTGGCGTTCGTTGGGCGTGATTGGAGACTATCTTGCTCGCGCGGTGTGGCCGCGAATGGGGCGCGCGAGACAGCGAGTGATCGAGTTCTCGATCAGCGATCCTGTCCCACGCGCTTTGTCGTACGCGAATCTAATAGATCCAGAAGTCGGTGAGAACTGATGCCACTCAAGACCGGGCGAATTCCTCCTGGCGCGATGGATTCTCGACAGTGGGCGAGTTTTGTCGCGAGGGCTGGCATTCAAGCTGACCGAACCGTAAAAACATTCACTCCGACTTCTTGGGACGGGTTTAGCGTCGATCCTGTCGGCAGTTTTAGTTATCAGGATTTCGGTGCAATCGTCACCATGTGGCGTAACGAGTTTCTAGTTGGAACGTCCGACGACACATTTATGACCCTAAGCGGAATTCCGCTGTCTATTCGGCCTACGTCGCCCAGGGTTTTTAGGTGCTACGTTGTAGACAACGGCATTGTCTTTGCTGGGAACGCGTTGATTGATCCTGACGGTGACATCACGTTTTCGTTAGAAGTTGTGGCCGGAAGCAAAATGATCTACGACTCCAACGGCTTCACTGCCGCAGCCGATAAGGGCATTCCTTTTAGCTGGCTCATCATGTACGCGAAGTGAGAAGCGACAAATGACTGACTTCTACGACCAGTTGTATCGTCTCTACGACGTTACAGGGAACACGCCGTTAGGAGCCGGGCCTAACATTGCCGGTTCTGGCCCGGTCACGGCTGTATCGGGCGCCGGTTCTTGGCTACCGAACCACTTGGATTCGTACACCGCACAGGCTGGGCTCGATCGAGAGACGGGCGACGGTGCGAAACTGTGGGCGATTGAACAGCAGTATCGAAACAGCCCGGAGATTTACCAAAACCCGAACGCATCGTTCTTCGACTATTTAGCCCAACACGCACCAGAATTGGTGCCGTTGCTGCCGAGAAATCAGGC